TTCCATTAGAACCCGTCGGACCCGTCGGACCTGTAGCTCCCGTATTTCCATTAGAACCCGTTACACCCGTCGAACCCGTCGAACCCGTCGAACCTGTTGCGCCTGTTACACCCGTCGCTCCCGTATTTCCATCAGAGCCCGTCGGACCCGTCACACCTGTTGCACCTGTAGCTCCCGTCACTCCTGTAGCTCCCGTATTTCCATTAAAACCCGTCGGACCCGTTACACCCGTCGGACCTGTTGCGCCTGTTACACCCGTCGCTCCCGTATTTCCATTAGAACCCGTCTGACCCGTCGGGCCTGTAGCTCCCGTCACTCCTATCGGACCCGTCGCTCCAGTTGCGCCTGTTGCTCCCGTATTTCCATTAAAACCCGTTACACCCGTCGCTCCAGTATTTCCATTAGAACCCGTTACACCCGTCGGACCCGTTGCGCCTGTAGCTCCCGTCACTCCTGTTGCTCCCGTATTTCCATTAGAACCCGTCGGACCCGTCACGCCTGTAGCTCCCGTATTTCCGTTAGAACCCGTTACACCTGTCGGTCCTGTCGGTCCTGTCGGTCCTGTCGGTCCTGTCGGTCCTGTCGGTCCTATAAAATTAGACGAATATACGAATTGATTTAATATCGAATTATACGATAGATATTGTCCATTGCTCGGACTTTGAGACGTTATCGGAATTCCCGAAATATATAACATAGACTGTGATCCCGACGCTGTAGCTAAATTAAATCTTACTGATGACATTTTTTTAAGTGAACCGACTTAATAATTTAAAGTCAACAAACAAGGTATCAACCGCAAAAAACATCCATATCATTTACAAAATTATACTCTAACAAAATGACCAGTATTAACATCGCAGCCCTTATTATGGTTAAAAACGAAGAATATAGAATTGCGGAAACTATTAAATCGTTGGCAGAATTTAAAGGAATTATAATATACGACACCGGAAGTACAGATTCTACATTAGATATTATAAAATCTACCTGTAAAATATTAAACATTCCAGTACATATTAAAATCGGCTCGTTTACAGATTTTGCTACTTCCCGAAACGAATCGTTGGATTTTGCGGACGAATGTTGCTTAAAATATAATTATACGCACATAGTTTTATTAGACGCAAACGATCAAATAGTTGGATCCGTAACAAAAGCATTAGAAAATTGCGATGCGTCGAGGTCTTCGTATTTTGTACGTCAAGAACTAAAATATTCGGCCGACGAGTTTGTATCGTTCATTAATGTTAAAACGTTGAAGGCGTTATGCGGTAAACGATACGTAGGTCGGGTTCACGAATACCTCGATAACTGTTACGACGCCGTTGAATTAAATGGATTTTACATATTTCAAGATAGAACTTTAGACGACAATAAAAGTAAAATACGATGGAAACGTGATAGACTTATATTAGAAAAAGCACACGATGAGTGTCCGAATAATACCCGTACATTATTTTATTTAGCACAAACTTACGATTGTTTAGGCGAATTAGATCTCGCATACGAACATTACGAAAAACGAACAACCAGTGTTGGAGGATTTGAGGAAGAAAGATGGCAATCGATGTTAAAATGTGGTCATATTTCGAATTTACGTAATAATGTAGAACGCGCAGAATTTTGGTATCTAAAAGCAATAACTCACACGTCTCGTGCAGAACCGTTGATAGCGTTAGCAAAAATATACATGAAAAAAGATAAATTCGATTTAGCGTACGCGTTTGCGAATTTCGCCTGTAGTCTTAATTATCCAGAAAACGCATTACTGTTTGTAGAAAAAAAAATTTACGATTACGAACGATGGCATATTATGGGAATTGTAGCGTGGTATACTGCCAAACTCTTAAATTGTTCGTCCGATATTTTACTTCAGGGTAAACGCGCTTGTGAACGAGCGATAGCCGCTGGTAACAACGTATCGATCGATACACAAAATTTAACGTGGTATAAAGATTAATATTATAACACAATTAAAATGAGTGATTTTCGTGTTAATCCGTTCGAGGTAAAAAAATTTAAATACGCGTCATTTAAACGAACGGTTCATAATACGCCACCACCACCAAATATTTCCGAGTCTACCGACAACACGTCTAATCACGTCGTTATTAAATCAAACGCGAATACTACGGTAGCTCCTACTAATTTAGAAATAACGATAACATTAACGAATTAAGTATCTAAAGTTTTCTTGATAAAGTAAGAGTTGACGTGATCGTACATATCGTTAGTCTGTTGACCCCATCGATCCAAAAGACATTTAATGCTTTTAGCGCCTACAATTATGTTATCTTTTCCGATAATTACATTGTGTTTACACGGATTCGTTTTATAACATTCTTGTTCCACAGTTATAGTTGGAACGTCGTCGATTTCTACATCTTTAGGTACGCGTAATAATACACTACCATCCGATTTCACGGCAATATTCCACAGTTCTTTAGTCGTATACTGCTCTGGTATATTCAATATGGCGCGTCCATTATTTAATACAGCGTTTCGATATAAACAGTTTACGAATTCGATATCTTGCAGATAGTCGAAGTTAATGTCTGAGATCGTGGTTCCGTCGATAGAAACGCATAGTTCGCTTAAACTTAAATAAAAATCTTTGTCTACTATACCAGGAGACTCTTTATCTACAATTACGTATTTAATCAGTCGCGGATTCTTTTCTATCGATATTTTGATTAAATCCCTGGTTGCTAATTTTCGTTTCATTAGCCATAATATGTTATCGGAATTATATTGAATCGCTTTTACCATTAAATTGTGATCAATCAAATCTTCTGGTACATATTGTATAGCATCTATATATTTATTTTCGACCGCGAGTTCACAAAGTGCGTAATCTACCAAATGGTGAGGTAATTTACACAAAAACTGAGGCGACCGTATTATAGAATATTCTATAATTTCACGTGTAAGATGCATCGTAGGAGTATCTTTAATAGTCGGACGATCAGACATAAATTTATAACCTCCTTGATTCATTTTATTATTAAATCATCCACATTAAATGTAATGTGGATTCGTTAAATTTCTCACACACCAATAACATATGGCGCGACGTCCAACGGTGAACTCAACAATTCCAGTTTTAAGTCCGAAAATGTATATCTTATTTCGCTGTCTTTAAACAGCATGCATTGCAAAATTCTCACCATTCTCTCCGACAAACCGCGATACTCTAAATTTCTACTCACAACATGTACGGCGGTTTCGAACGGAAGATGTCCAACGACCATTTCGTACAGTATCACTCCCAAACTCCACACAGTCAACGCCTCAGATGTGTATTCTCTATTCGTATAAAACTCCGGAGGGTAATATACGATGGTTCCGTAAAAACTTTTAAACGACGCGTTGTTTGGTCGTTTAAAAGTAGATCCTCCAAAATCTATCAAAGTGACTTTTAAAGTCTGCTTATCAATTAAGATATTGTCAGGCTTTAAATCTCTATGCACTACATTTTTCGCGTCCAGTTCGAGAACTGCCATGAATATGTTTTTTATGATAATCATGGCCATTTCTTCCGACAACTTATCTCCATTGATCGTTATAAAATCAAACAAGTCTACGGAGTCGAGTTCTCGTTTCATCACGAAAATGTATTCATCGTCGTAATTGAACCATTCCAATAGTTGACACACACCGGGGGTGTCTTTTAGGTGAATCAGCATGCCTATTTCCATAGGAGTTTCACCATCTGTGTAGTATAACAACTCACGCGTTTTCCGAACCTGTTTAATTACCACTGGCATATTGTCACTGGTTCGTGTTCCGCAGTATATCGTTCCAAACCGCCCATGTTGATTGTCAAGTGTAATATTGCTGTATGTCTGATATAAAGCATCCATGATAGCTCATCGATAGTTTTTATTTTATTCAACATTTGTAACGAATCAGTTTCATTGTATTTACAACACCTAGTGCGATAATATGCATTGATAATCTTTTAACATTTCAATGTCTTCTGTATTTTTAACGAGATTATCGAGTATACTTAAAAAGTTTTTATTTCTAAATCGACCGATCGTCGGTTGTTTATTATTATTATCGATCCTGTATACTAATTTGGCTCCCCTTTTTTTAATAATTTCACTTTGTTTACAGTTTTTGTGTTCCGCTATTTGATCTGGCGTACCAACGAGCACGATGCGAGTGTTCGGGTTTAGTTGTTTTAATTTAATCGCCTGCCCTACCTTAACGTGTACGGTTTTTTTCGGGCTCAACCCCAGTGATATGCGCTTTTCCGAGTATACATTACGATCCGTAAAGGTAAATATAGATAATCCTTGATCTTCTTCCGCGTTTCCACCAAATGCGTGCGTTAATACGGACCCAGGATAGAATACGTTAACTTGGGGACGTTGTCGTTCGTGTATGTGACCAGATATCACATGAGGGTAATCGAGACACCACTCATCACCTTCTTCGGACACAAACGCTCCCATTTTACATCCTTTAATTTCTTGATGAGCGAATATACAATACGCAGATTTCCAATCGCGTATTGTGTTTAACGCCTCGACGAATCTTCCGGGATACACGTAAGGTGTGAATACAAATTTATCGTTCATTATCGGTGTATCAACTATAGTTACATTATACCATTCTTTCATTCCGTTCATCCAATGATTCGTTGTCAGAAACTGTTGATTATTTATCATATCGTGATTGCCCACGCAAATATATACTCGCGTTTTCGTTTTTAATATACGAACCAATTCGTACGCGCGATTCATAAGTTGACAATCTATACGTTCGTGTGTATCTAATACATCACCCGCCAACACCGCAAAATCGTACGTATCTTCTAAATTTTGCAACGTTTGAAATAAAACGTTAGATTCCATCGAATTATTATGCTTAAAATGCACATCGCTAATCAAAAGAACCTTTGTCATTTTAATTATGATTGACTGATTTCTTACTAGAATTATTACAATATATTTAACAAATGACAGCGCCCATATCATTTACTCCGTCTACTATTCCGTACGATCCTCCGACTAAATACGTATTAGCCGTAATTCCGAAACCGGGATCGGTATTAGACGCGGTAACGATTTATTTTCCAAATGTCGCAGCTCTGATCCGCAAGGCTAATCAACAGAAATTATATACCACTGATAATCCGGTTACGTTAATTATATCGCAATCGTTCGTATTTGATTCGTTAATATCCACATCCACAGCTGTAAATATGTGTAGATCTATGACTATAAATCGTAATTTAAATATAGAAGCGTTACATTATTCTCCTATATTTAAATTACGCACATTAAACGATCCGAGTAACGTAATCGTATCAACGGATACACATGGTATTATTAGAATAAACGGTAATCCGATATTATATTCTATCGAATGTACGAACGGTACAATACACGTATTAACTTGAAAAAAAATGAAATAGTTTTTAATGCTTAATGATATGAAATAGAAACATGGCTCGTACGTACAAACTCGTAGAATGCTATTTGAACGACGAAGACTATTTAGACATATATAACGACTTTAAGGAGTTAACTATAACTCCCGAAAACAACGATAGACTATACAGAGCGATTGCCGATAGTATTATGAATCAAGAAGGAGTAGATTCTTACGAACAATGGGTTCGTAATCATTACAAAAAATCTACGGTGTGTACGATTTTTCTAGATAAATTGGGATATAGTACTAGAAAATCTAAAGAATACATTTCAAATAGAAGTGGAATTCTTGGCATCGGTATGACGACGCGTAATTTAATTAAAATTCTTGAAGATTAGCAACTCGTATTTTCGTAACCATATTTGATTACGAAAATTTGAATTAATAAATTAAGGGTCAAAAATTTATTAATTAATGTAAATCGTACGATGACGTCTGTAATAACACCGAATATTCAAAAATTATTACTTTTACGAAATAACGCGTGTATTATGCTCAAACAACGAGGTTATTGTTTAGATAATGCCGAATTTGGTGATAATTATATAAGAATACCAGAAGTGTTCGTAATTTTTGTACCAGGTGGTAAATTAAAAATCAGTCGTCTGAAAAACATATTAAGTTTGCGTATAGCAGACGAAAAAATTATTATCATACACGAAAATACTATTACGTCTGAAGCGCGTAATGTGATCACGTCAACGCAAAATATAGAAACATTTACTTATTACGAAATGGGATTCGATTTTTGTTCGGTCGTTCCACCTCACACAAAAGTTGAAAAGCATAATCATAAAGATTGGAAATTATATCCAAAATTAGCACAATCTGAAATCGCATGTACATATTTTGGATTCGAAAAAGACGACATAATAAAAGTAGTAGAAGACGACAACACTATTTCTTACAGACGAGTAGTATGAGTTTACACGAATGCCATTTCACTCAATATTTTGAGTGAAATAATACATGTTATAGTTATTTACCGAACATGATTTTTCGTATACATAAGAATTCATTACTAAATATACGAAATGGAAGCTACCAAGTTGGTTGATTTGTTTCAAAACGACCCAGTTGGATTCGAAGCGGCATTAGTATGCGCGCTTAATGCGGATGTTTGGCCTTATGAAACATCTGTAGGAATTTGCGATAGTAGGCTTGTTGCGGCTTTTGAAGCTGTGGAAGGCAGATCGCTATCTGACCCTAACGAGTCGATTAGGCGATATGAAGTTCACAGAGTAGAAAGTATTAGCCAGATTAAACCAGAGGACATTCGTGGCAATCGCGACTCTGGACATGTCAAAGTAGTTTACAAGTCGCCATTTTTAATTTGTGTGAACAAATTAATTACCAAATTGAATCAACATTGCCAACTGTATCGGATATCCGATATCGCCGAGTTAAATCGCGAAACACACGGTGAAATATCACCCGGCGGGTTGTTTCGTATGCCGTCCGATACAGATGCTGATTATATGGCCAGTGGAAGTTGCTTTCCAGGTCATATCGGTAACATCAGATCTTATATCGAAAAGATTAACCGTGTCGCTAATCCGACAAATACCGAAATAACAGTGTCATTATATACTAATTATCTAAAAGTGGAAAAGTGTTTGCTTTCCGAATTTCGTATTATTTTACACCTGCTTATCAGATTACGCGGTGTCGTGTACAACGAACCATCGAACGTCGTGCAGGATCGAATAGACGAAGTTCAGACAGCATACGAACGAATCGAATGCGCCATCGGACGGGCGCATTCGAATATAGATGCGTATACGTGGAAAACTATACGCTTTCCATGGCTTAAAAAGATATACGGTGTCGGTGAACCGCACTCTAGTCTAATAAATCGTTGGTTAAAGTGCGCCGACAAAATAGAGTTTGAAAATGTATTGAAAAATACTGACGAATCAAACTACGTGACATACGCGAATCATCTTGCCGATGAAATATTGCATTTTTCTGGCGAAGGTAATCGTCTTGGATCTACTCCTTCTGATGAGAAAGAAGTAACAGAACAAGAAAATAACACTCGTGGGAAAATGTCTAGTGTAATGGCGAAATTGGAGGAGCAGAAAAAAATACGAGAGGCAAGACTTCGCGCTTTGGAAAAGAAAGAGTAATATAGTATATATTTCTACTCAAAATTTTGAGTAGAATATACGGTCAATTATATTCGTAAATAGTTTAAAATGATATCTTATTCCGGACTTACGAATTATGGAAAATCGTCATTTCCAACCGTACGAGGATGGAATGGTTCTCTTAACATAATGCGCGACCCTCATAAATCTATTTTTACAAAACGTAAGGAACGCGTAGGAGATACCAACGATGTTATGAATACACTTGCCCATAGCGAAGATAGATTTATCGAAAATATAAACTATTTCGCGAGAGGCGTAAATCCTATGGTGTCGGTATCTTACGGTGAGGCTCAGACCGCCGCACAAACTAGTAATAGAGGTCAATCTTATTTACCGTATAGAATAATGGACGGGGGTGCGTTTAGGCCTCCTATTAAAAGACAAGAAGATTTATTACCGTTAAGTAGGTTGCCCAGAAAATGGACGACGGTAACATGCCACCCCACAAACATCACGGATCACACAAAAAGATTAATATCTATCGGAACTGCGAAAACTACTCCCCAAGTTAAAGATACGATTCAAGCTATCGAATGCGAAACTAAAAAACGTATATTTAATTATCCACAAATTGTAGCCCCGATCGTTAATGCCCAAACTAAAGATAATATATTGAAACCAACCGTTGTAACAAATAATATAGAATCTAAAGAAGTTGTAACGCCGCGCCCGTTGTACGACAGATTAAAAAACATAGTATGGAAAATTAAATTTACGTCAGAATATGCGCCTTCAATTGCTCCAATAATCGAACGACCCTATTACGAACTTCGAGATATATTAAACATATCGAAGCAGACTTATCCGACTCAAATGAAGAACGTACCATACGTACCAGATGTACCCGTTTCTCTTCGAAATAATATGCCTCAGACGGAAGGACATGTTATTCCGACTCAAATGAAGAACGTACCATACGTACCAGATGTGTCCGTTTCTCTTCGAAATAATATGCCTCAAACGGAAGGACATGTTATTCCGACTCAGATAAAGAACGTACCATACGTACCAGATGTGTCCGTTTCTCTTCGAAATAATATGCCTCAAACGGAAGGACATGTTATTCCGACTCAAATGAAGAACGTACCATACGTACCAGATGTGTCCGTTTCTCTTCGAAATAATATGCCTCAAACGGAAGGATACGCTACACCGACTCAAATAAAGAACGTACCATACGTACCAGATGTATCTGTACGTATACACGATACGGTGCCCGTGTTCGAACGATACGCTAACGCCTATTTCGGAAACAAAGCCGAGTTAAATAGAACAACCACGTTTGACAGATTAATCGAAAAACCAAAACTCGGAGGGTTCGAGGCCAAAGTTGGGGTGGCAAAAAATGGCGGAAAGCGAGATATTCCGGTATTAAAAGCGCGAGCTGTAAAATAAATAACATTTCATTATCTACATCAAATGTGATGTAGAAAACTTAAAATAATTTTACGAGTTATACGACATGCCTGATCCACAAAAGAGTATTGTTACTCGCAATCTCGTTTAAGTGTTTAAAAGTATCATAGTCCGGACCGTTTATTCCAAATATATCTAGAAGAGGTGTAGATGCCGCAACGTCCGAACACATCGAATACACGGATATCCAATTATCCGGAGTGTATATAACGCCTTCGAGAAAACTATCTAATTCTTCGGGTGTAAGATAAGAATCCATTTTTAAATATCCATTCGGTACTACAGGAAAATTTGGAATTATTTCTGTGCTTTTATATTGAGTATCTGCCATAATTTTGTTGCGAATGAGGGCATATTTTTGTTTAAAAATATTATCAGTAATTGCTTCGACTATTTCGTTTAAATCTGTAATATTACTAGCTATTAAACTTTTTATGAATTTATGTATTAATGCGTTAGACGATTTTGGTATCGTCTGTCTATACAATCTATTAACCGTATCTGTTACCGCTAAATTATAATTTCCAAGAGCCATCAAGTTTTCTTCGAATACGGCGTGACCCTTACTCATTTTTGAAGTATAATCGCTGTGTTGCACCGAACTAATTTTAATAAACGGAACAGCGGTCGACACGTATTCGATAAACGTCATAGGAGTAATTTTTAGAATTTGGGAATCTGCAATATTTACTCGATCGTTTACATAGTTAATAAGTTCCCACGCATCTTTGTAATCCATCACTTTAGACGGAAGATTAAACTGTTGTATAAATCCGTAAAGTACTCGCGGTACTGGTTTATGCGCGTCTAGTAAATTGTTAATAATCGAATACACTAATGTTAATACATCGATAGCTCTTGATTCCGATTTAAATAAATTGATATAACCTCTGTCGATTAATCCGTGTTCTGGTTCGTAAACGACTGCTCTGGATTTACCATAATCTATCATCACCGGTATAATATGGTATGTATATCGCAGCGGTCCGGACGATCCTACGACGTAATCGAACGCAATCGGGGTTGGTAACATTTGAATAATTATATTCCACGGCGTTAAATCGTAATGCACGAATCCGCAATAGTTTTGTGCAACTTCTAATCCTAAATTAATCGCACACATTATATTAAGTAGGTCTTTTTCGTGATACATCGGTGATAATATCCATTGCGATAATGTGGGTCCGTGTATATATTCAGAGTACGTTATGTAGTTATTATCGTTTTTATATCCGTATGTGTAGGCGAAGTTTGGACATTTACGTATTACATCGTTGATCGCAAAAATACCTATATATGCTTCGTGACATTGTTCTTTCTGTTTATCGATGTCTGTCGAAATGGTTTTTCTTGCGACTAAAAATCCGTTTGTTCTCACACAGTCTATTGTAGTTGTTTTGTTTGAAAAAATACCGTGAAGAAACTCTAATGCGCGAGCACGCTGTAATACTTTAGAACTAGCAACAAGTTTTCCTATACATCTAGGTCCAGATCTGATTGGAAATTTACATTCTGGTAAATATCTTTCGAGAATTAATTTATTTAACATAGCCTTCTCTTCTGAAAGAGATGATTTTAATAAATTAGGAAGCCAAGAGTAACCTCCTATATCGATTGCTAATTTTACAAAAATATGTTGTAAATAGTCTAAAATTGCATCGGCGTTTAAATATTTTCTATAAAACTCCTGAGCATTTGCGACTATACTTTGACATTCATCGTCGTGATTTCTACACCATTCGATGGTTTCTATTAAATTACTAAGATCGTTTTTAACCGGAACGTAATGAACGAACGGTTTGAGAAATCGGCTGTACCAAATTTTCCATTTAGAATCTGCGAGAATAATTACCGATCCAGACGATAATTCGTACGACAATCTGTATGCCGCAACGTGACCTTCTAACGTTAATATATATTTATATTTGTTAGTTTGGTCTTGTAACGATAACGAATTTACGATAGGGTAAGTTTTTCGCTCTATGGTTTGTAAATACTTACTCGTAATATGTTTTCTTACGCGTGTATTCCATTTTACTATTCCAACGTCTAAATATGTTGGATTAAGTTCGCAAAGTTCCAATGCTTTTAGTCGTTGATTCGTCGATGGTGTAACGCCGGATCCGGTAGTGGATCCCCTAAACACGGCCATACTTTTTTTCGCATTCCACTCTACTTGCTGAGATATCACTGGATATTTTTTGTATTCCGTAGGAAGAGTTACCGCGTCGCGCTGATATCTCGCTCTAGCCCAATCTTCGTATGTAGGAATTAATACGTCTGCAAATCCCTCCGATATTGAACAAGATAATATCGGCGAATATTTTGAATAATTATGAGAAACTAAATTATAAGAAGAAGAGCCGTAAAGATTTTCATAAGGTTCGGTACCATCGATTTTTAAAATCGGATAGTCTCTGCTGTTTATAAATACTTCTATGTCTGGTACGTCGCGTTCCGCGCATAATGTTGATAACATGTCTTTAATTACTAATACGTGATGTCCGTCGTAAAGTTTAGTAGGGTTATCGTATCGAAACATGGCATCATTAGCATACCATTTTTCGACGGGTAAAAACTTCGGAGCGGCGTAACCCATAATATTATTCGATTTATCTAATAATGCCTTTAAATCTGTATATTTTGTTTTATCGATTTGTATCAAATGCGACCATTCATTTCGATATTTAACGTTTGTGAAAGGTAAATATGTTTGAAGTTTACCATCTATTATACTAGCATACACAGCCTTTTTGAATTTATAAAATATATACGCAAAAGTATCGTGTACTGCTCTAGACGTTATATCGGAATATTTGGTATGATCGAACGCAAACGCATCGTCGAAGAATACGTTATTACTCGTGTCTATAGGGCGTAGTTTAACTTCTCGTCGAGAAATATTTTCATCGAACTGATTTTCGTCACCCGCAGTATACGTTTCTTGCATAAACGTTTTGTATCTTGGATTTGTACTATTTGCCATTTTATGCTCTTATGATCTTAATCTATATTATTATACTTCCTTTATCAGTTTTAAAATAAAATGGATAGAGAAGTATGCGTTCTTATATATTCGGAGTACAGTCAGGCGTCTCAAAGAATTATGAACTTTATTCAAAATTTACCGTACGATATAGCCGCAGTAACCGGAATGAGTTTACTCGCGGCTGACACACAAGAAATACGAGATAAATTATCAAAATTAAATATATTATCGGTGCCGTGTATATTTATTAGATATTTTAACGGTACGACAGCCGTGTATAACGACGAACTCGTATATTCTTTTATCGACGCGATAACACGATCGGTTTCGGATGTTAATGTGCAAAACGTTTTAGATAGTGCGGTGGAAAACATTACGGTTCAACCTCAAGAAAAACAGTTGGTAATACACGATAAAGACAAAGTTATGGCCGCGGCGGCCGCGATACAAAAATCTAGAGAATCCGCTGATAGCGATAAAAAACAGGTTCCCGGTGACATCGTTCAACGAATTCAGCCCGGTGCATCAACCGCATCATCAACCGCATCATCAACCGCATCATCAACCGATGAAAATAACTCGAAAAAGAAAAAGAGAACTCATCTGTCGTAATATAAAATAACTATGATTGATGCTACATTTAATAACGATTTAGATATTATAGATATAGAAGATTGTAATATTAAAAAAGTAGATGAACATTCTACTAATTTTAATCATATGTTATCCTATGTATTATACGGATTATCAAAGGAGAGACCGCCCGAACATCCGTATTGTCAAAAATGTGCGGATTTAAATATTACACTAAACGATATTAACGATACATTTATTTTAAACGCACCGACGCGAGACAAATTTTATCATCTCGCGTTATTAAATAAATCATACGTTAATATATCTAAAGATATTTTATTATCCAAACTAGATATTGTTAAAAAAGGCTATATATCATTATTTGACGACACCTTACCTTTTAGTTCTCACAACGTTCATATATGTAGATTTTTTTTCGAGTCCGCAACTAGAGTCGGAGAATTTCGCGACAAATTGTTAAATTATTGTACAACTTCGATACAGAATTTTACTAGAGAAGATAAACAACATTTAATAGATGTACTACCCAGATGCGACCTTAAAGAAACCGTTTTACGCGAACTTAGATTATTCGATCAATCATCGAAAACGTCTACCGAAGAAGTTTTGTATCATCAAGATACGCAATCTGCTCATTTAATGAACGTAGTTACGGCAGACGGAACGCCATTAGCCGATAAATCTTTTGAATTCGAGAAAGTCGTATCTGCGTTACCGGATGATATTAAGACAATGAAAGTCATAGAAGATATTCGTATTAATAATTCTACGCTTAATAATCTAAGATCAACATTCGTTCACGTAATCGAAGCTATTAATGATTTACCCAAATCCATCATACACGATGTTATGATTCGACTAAAGGAAGAATTACACGAAATGACCGGAACATGTGTAACAGGAATGAACGTTAGATTGGTTAACGTTCTTACAGGATATACAGATAGTATTCGATTAATGCTTCCGTTCGAATCGGAACTGAAAGGTGCAATTTATGCGCGATTTGACAAAAAATTAGAAGAGATGCCCGAATCGTTTAAAAATATGTACGTCGTTAATATGATTGACACTGAAAAAAATGTGGAATATGTAATATTTAAGGAACGAGTGAAAATAGAACTATATAACGAACTTAAAAAAGAGTATAAAACATGTCCTGGTTACGACGAATTGCTTTTTAATTCGTTATTTTCCGAGACGTACTGTCTTTTATAGCTTTTTAACGCAAAAGAATACATTCTTGTATCTTCCACACTACATATGGTGTGGAATACCCACTTTTTAAACGCCTTTTAACGAGACCGTTTCGTTAATATTATGAGTTCGCGTATTTCGGCATCGTCGCCGAAAAACTAGATATGCGATAAAACCACTAGAAATCAATATGCCACATAATAGTACGCATGATACTATTATGAGTGATTTGGATGATGGTGAGGGTGCATTTATAGTGTTAACCTTAAAGATTGGATTCGCAGTATGATTCGCAACATGATTCGTGCCACCTTTTGTCGACGTGGGCAATTCAGTGGTTACAGTACGTTTCTTACTTTCAACGGTCATGCTGCTGATGGTGGTTTTAGCGTTAGTAGTAGGCGTGCTGGTATCTTCCATACTCGTAACAGCGGTAGTTTCTACTGTTGTTGTCTCTGATGTTGTAGAAGGCATGCTTGTAGAAGGCATGCTTGTTGAAGGCATGCTTGTTTCCTCAACGCTTGTAACAGCGGTAGAAGAAGGCATGTCGGTATCTTCAATGCACGTTGTAATACATTTACTACTTTTTGTTGAAGGAAAAGTAGAATTACATGCTATACGCGCTGAAAACATTAAAGCGCACAACTGATATAGCATAATAAGCTTCATTGTAATACTTTTATTATTACAACATTTATTGTATATAATATTCAAATTCAGTTCACATTACGAGATCAAAACGCATCGGGTTTCAAAAGGTTGTCGATAATTTAAAGTCATTTTTTATCGAGTTTCGTAATTAACTTATCAATAATTTCCTCCATTTTATAAATCTTATCGAGATAATTTTGTTCGATGGTTATTAATTTTGTTACTAAAGTATCATGCGTTGGTGTATAACTTTGATTCGATATATTTTTAGGTTTAATAATTAAATTTCTTTTCATACGATCAATCTCTATGTCTATTAAATCGGCGTACGCGTTCATTTTAATACCGTTGATAGACTTCGAAATACAAATATAAACATTATTTCGAAAAAGCGTAGCGTTTACGCATAAAATATTTTCTTACAACGAACATTAAAATTACGACAATACATATTAATCCGGATACTTTTATCGATACGTTTAGCCAACTCGACGAAGGTTTATAATCGGGTTTGATATCCGGTTGCGGTTTGGGTGGATTAAGAATTTTATCGCGAACAGCGTTAGCTTTGTCCATTTCTTGTTTCGTAAACGAACAATTAAGACTGCTAGTATTATTTCGTATATCGATGTTACCTCGCGCGTGTGCGTTAATAATATTTTGACATACATTAGCTACACATTCTTGTTTTTGTTCAATATCTAACAACAAATTTGAGTTAGTTTCGCACGGTTTATACCAACATCGCGTGGATTCTAACGTTTGCGCGTCCATTCCATTTCGTAATGCTATAAAATCTGGTTGTTTTGCGCGATTTATACATTTACAATCATCGGTATCGTGCGTCAAACAATATTCTCTTTTAACGGAATCTCTCATATTATCAGACGATAATGAACTCATCCATTCTCTACATATAGATCCAAATTCGTCCGCCGCTTTTAATCTAGAACACGAATTTAAATCGCTAGGACAATTATTAGATGGTTTCGTACAAAACGATCTAATAGCGTGATTAAATTGGTCGGGAGGAAATAATCGTTTGAGGGCATTTATTTGGGAAAGGGTGTCTATGTTATTTAAATTGTAAACACATTTAAGATTCGGTGGCGTAACATCCCATGTTAATACAACTAACGGATCGCGCCCGTTACTACTAAGACCTATATATGCTTCAGATTTATCCGGTCTAAGACATACATTTTGAGGCAAACAACCCCATCCGCAACTGTGTTCGCCTACAATCATATCTTGAATACTTCCTGTATATCCGCACGGAACCGTACGATCTACACAATAAAATACGTTTGGTTCACACTCGTGACCCAAATAAGTACTAGAACGCGATACTTGCGTCTTAAATAACGTGACAACGTGTGATGACATTTTCTTCGAGCATTGTTTTAAACGGCTAATAGTATCTATAGGTGGCGCCGATGGTTTAGTGGTTAGCACACTTGACTGTCAACCTAGAGGTCCGGAGTTCGATTCCCGGCCAAGACAGAAAATTGGTCCGTTACTTTCTGTTTCACTGGCGCCCCCAGTCGACTTAGCTGGGAATGAGTACATCGGATTTCATCCGGTGGGAGTAAAGGCGGCGAGGGAGAGCACTGGCCACCGCCCTCATATGCCGAGGCCGAGAATCACGAAGGCGTTAACACTTCGTGCCCCGACGGCTTTATAGTAGCTATGGGAATCTTTACTTACTAATAGTATCTATACAATATATTGTATAGAATAAAATAAAAATTACGCCATAAAAATTCTCACCGTACCCAAAATTTTCGCATCGCATCTTATGCAAGAGTCCATTTGTTCAGCGCATATTTCACACGTTACTAAATGTTTACACGGCAGAAAAAGTGTTTGAACTTTTTCCGCATTACATTTTTTACATGTGAATAATTCGCGCAACTTTTCGTTTTCTAATTTAAGTTGCACTCGCGCGATAGATTCTGCCATATTTATCAATAAAATTTTATTCGAACGGCCACGGGTTAAAAAATCATTTTGTGCTACAAATTATAACATTCGTTTAATTTCGTAATGTTAAACAAACAGTGTTGATAAAAATGATTTTTTACTCTAAATATTACGGTAATTAACGTAACAAAGATGATTACTACATATATATTGTTAAGTATTGTAAGCGCGCTGGTTTGTGATCGTTCTGAAGCAACGATTCGAACTCTCGATCTTACAAATGTTCCCGAATCCGTAGTGTATTTAGGAGACGTTTTGCATTTACGGTGTCCCTGTCCGTTTAGGGGCAGAATTCACATTATGGAAATACGTAATCATAGTCGTCTTTTTAACACGACCGACTTGATTCTTCCGCCTTTGAACAATACCGACACTATTATGGGGCGATGTGTTTGTGTACTACCTCGTAGAAGACACAGTTTGCTTGTATGGAAATCGATCAAGGTTGTTGCTGAACCGCTAATTGCGTCAGTAAGTGACAACATCATGCAAGACAACCAAACCATAATGGCTTATTGTTCGTGTGGTAGTTGTAAAAATAAAACATTTTACACGAGCGTCATTTATGTTACAGACGGTGAAATAGATGTTATATTCAAACGTTACACCAATTTTACTACTTTAAACTCGTCAACTATCGAGTTGGCGTTGACAGAAAAACCACCATCTCATATGATCGTGGGCTGTTACAGTTTAGAGAGTAAACTTTTAGGTGGAAAGTTAGAAAGTAACATTTTGTCCGTTTCACCAACTACCGGAAGAATGACACCAAACGGACTCGTAAGTTTACGATCGGGTTCGAATTTAACAATTACGTGCACAAACGAAGACTTTTTTCCACAAACTTTGACTGCGGAAACGTTATCAATTCGTACCGAAAACGATTTACCTTTAACGAGTAATGTGGTGAACAATGTAACGATTAATGCCGTACTCGTTAACGTAAATACTGAAACATCTGGTGTCTACAAATGTGTAGGCAACAACGATCACTACTTGGATGTTTTAAAAATCGTTGTTCATTAACATCTTAAAAACTTGATGTGTTCAATCATCATTAAATAATAGGGTCATGAGCGATTAAAGCGCATTCCATAACACATATGTTATGGAAACTGTTATGAAATCTGTTATTAAATATTTTATGAATAAACGCTAACTCGTCATAAAATGATAGCGCTTCATCGAACTATATTAAATAAATTCGATTTGGAAACAGCCGAATTACGTAAATTGATTGAACGATTAAAACCGTACAAGTCGGTTTCGAATGTCATTTCGTTAAAAATAAACGAATTATCAAAAAAAATAAATGTAGAATGTGATAAGTCGATATTTATAGCAGAAACTTGCGGTTACATAAACGAATATATATCGTTATTACGTAACCCTATAATAATTAAAAAAAAATGTAATACCACGTCGAATAAATTAAAAATCGAACAACAATATTTAGATGTTGTGAAACGAACACTTATAAGAATGAAATGGTACGATATCGGCGATATACGTCAATTAAATGAAGACATGATGGAATGTCCTACGTGTGGAAATGCGGACAAAACAATGTACGAAACCGATGATGTTGGTAGACGTACGTGTTTAGAATGTTTCAGAGTTATATCAACGTTTGAAACTAGTAATGGCCATATGGATTTTAATAGAGCTACGGTTACGGGAAAATTTATATATAATCGCGTTCTTCATTTTCAAGATTGTATTAAACAGTTTCAAGGAAAACAAAATTGTAAGATTCCTCAAAATGTATACGATCATTTAAATAAATCGTTTGCGGCGTATAGATTATTAGAAGATTCGGACGATAAAAGAGTAAAATATTCGAAAATTACCAAACAACACGTATTAATGTTTTTAAAAGATTATCCCAAACAATACGAAAACGTTAACGTTATATTTATAACACTTACCGGTAAATCCGGTGAAGATATAGGACATTTAGAATCTAAACTAATCGAGGATTTTAAAGAATTGGTAACATTATACGATAGTCTTCATAGCAAAGATCGTCCGGAAGAATTAGATCGTAAAAACTTTTTAAACGTTCAATACATATTATTTCAGCTCCTTAGAAAGCACGGCTACGATTGTAAACCAGAAGATTTTTCAATGTTAAAAACGACAGAACGTAAACTATTTCACGACCAAGTTTGTTCAAATCTATTTAGTAAACTTGGTTGGAATTTTTCGAAAACATTTTAACGCGCGTACTTATTACATTATGTGTAAATTACTATACGAATATGATTTTAGATGTTAAATTATAAAATTAATTTTTAATGTACATTGTTACGATATTGCTGAGGCTTTTCTCCACAGAGAACTGCCGCGCGTGTGAAAATTAGCAAAGTAATTTGCGAGCACGCGCGGTTGAAAAGGCTTTTCTCCACAGAGAACCGCCGCCCGTGTGAAAATTA